CACATTGTCGCCCTGGCACTGACTAAGATTGCGGAGCAGAAAATTTCTGTACTCCGTCGTGTTATGGGGGAAGTGATGTTTGGAAAGGCTCCTGTGGGTCTAGCCGAAGCGAATCGTATGAAGCAGGGTCGCACTGTGCTCATTCGTCGCCGTATCCGTAAAGGGAAGTTGCAGCGCAACATTCGTAAATCCGCCGTGAAGGGATTTACCTTACGCCGAGGAAAGATCACTCGTATCCCTGTTGCCAAGCGCATTCACATGAGAATCGTTCAGCGCCGAGCCTCCCGTAAGCGCAAGGCACATTTGCAGCAAACACTTCGTAAGAGAAAATTGAGTCTCAGAAAACGCAAGGCACTTGGAATTAAGTAAGGAGCACTATGTCATACGAAATCATCAACAGACTTCGCGGCACTTCAATCATCCGTATTGTGGACTCCGGCGTAGTCTCAATCAACCTGTCACAACTTTCAGCCAATGTGGGCACCGAGAATGTCTATCAGGCACAGATTTCTTCATTGCGTTGGTCAACCCCTTCCACAGGCAACGTGACGATTGCCCGTCAGAACGCCGGCAGTCCATCCAACACAATTGCGGTGCTCAGTGAAACAGGATACTGGCCACATGACGATTTCAACTTGGCAAACAGCGCAACGGGTAACATCCAAGCAACCTTCCTCGGTGGTACGGGCACGTTAATCATGGTTGTGAAGAAGGATGCCAACTACAACGTTCAGACACAAGATTTGTAAAATGAAGTCCCTCAGAATGATTGTGAGTGAACAGAGGGAACGTAGCAAGCGAATCAATAGAGACGCCTTTTTATATCTGGACTCTAAGGGCAATAAGAAGAATTTTGCTCAGTGCGGCTCCTGTACCATGTTTACAGGCAGCACATGTACGATTCTTGGACCTGATGTAAAGATTACTACCGAGATGAGTTGCGGATTCTATGTTCCTGGCACCCCTGATACCAGCATGAAGGGGAAAGAGATTGCCAGCGTCACACCAAAAGAAGCAGGGTTGGTTGATCGTCAGGTTCGTTGTGAGAATTGTGTGCATGTGGATTTGGACGAAAGTAAGTGTTATCTCTTTGAGAAATTAAATTCGTCAAATCCCTCGCTGTTCTCATTGGACACAAACATTGATGCCCAGGGATGTTGTAACGCTCAGACACCAAAACCATAAGGAACGACCCATGAAACTGATTAAAGAGTGCAACGAAAATGTCACAGTGCTTACCGAAGCAGACGAAAAAACTGGAAAGAAGCAGTTCTTCATTGAAGGTATTTTCATCCAGACCGAACAACCAAACAAGAACCGTCGCAAGTACATCTTTGAATCAATGAACCGCGAGGTCAGCCGATACAATGATGTGTACATTAAGCCGAACCGTGCCTTTGGGGAATTAGGGCACCCAGATTCTCCAACGATCAATCTTGAGCGCACCAGTCACCTTATCAAGGAACTGAGGGCGGATGGACACGATTTTTATGGTAAAGCCAAGATTCTTGAAACCCCTTATGGGAAGATCGTTCAATCCCTCCTTGAAGAAGGGGCAATGATTGCGGTCAGCACCCGTGGATTAGGTACGTTGGTGCAGGGTTCCGATGGTATTTCTCTCGTTCAGGACGATTATCAGTTGGCTACAGCGGCCGATATTGTGGCAGACCCCTCCGCTCCAGATGCCTTCGTTCGAGGTATCATGGAAAACCGTGAATGGGTGTTTGTCGATGGCAGATACGTGGCACAGGACATTGAACAGGCGAAAAGAGCGATTTCATTGGCTCCGAGCCGTCAACTCAGTGAACTGGCCGTTACATTGTTTTCGGATTTCATGCGAAAACTGTAATTTTATAAATAACAATCACGCGAACAATTAAGGAGATTCTACATGAAGAACGCACTGTTGGAAGCCGCCGCAGAAATTTTGAAGGCAAGTCACTCAGGAGCCCCGAAAGAAGAGATGCACAAGGCCGCAGGCGAAGTGCAAGACCTCGGTGGTGACACTCCACAGAAGCACAGTGACTCCAAACTTGAAGTCGGTGCCAAGGAAGCCACCCCTCCAGGGAAGCAGCCATCATCCGATACCAAGGCTCCGTTGCCAACCGTCGCTGGAAAGCCAGGGACCGCAACTGATCCTTCCGAATCAGGTGAAGAGACTCCAGAAGAGAAGGAACGTAAAGCACGTATCGAAGCCGGATTGTCCCAGGGTCACCTCAAGGAAGATAAGAAAGAGGATGACGAAGATGAAGATGGGGATGACAAGGAAGGCTCCGAGAAGCACGAAAAGAAAGAGAAGGAATTGATCGACAAGTTAGAGAAGATGCACGAATCATGGAAGAAGGATTTGTCTGAGGACGTGAAGAAGATTCTTGCCTCCGAATCTAACCTCCCGAAGGAATTTGCATCCAAGATCGGCACCATTTACGAAGCCCGTGTGACTGACAAGGTTCAGACCATCCAGGAATCATTGGAAGCCGAATACGCCGAGAAGTTTGAAACCGCAGTGCTTGAGGTTCGTGACTCCCTCACCGAGCAAGTCAATGATTACCTCAACTACGTGGTTGAAGAGTGGATGACACAGAACGAGTTAGCCATTGAGAAGGGTCTCCGTTCCGAATTGACCGAAGAGTTTATCGGTGGATTGCGTAACCTCTTCCTTGAAAATTACATTGACATTCCTGCCGAGAAGGTGGACGTGGTTGATGAATTGGCAACGAAGGTTGAAGAATTGACCAGTGCCTTGAACGAAGAAGTCGCCAAGGGCGTTGAACTCAAGAAGCAACTCAGTGAATCCAAGAAGTCCGAAATCCTCAACGGCGTGTGTGAAGGATTGACACAGACGCAAGTTGAAAAAGTTCGCACACTCGCAGAGAGCGTCGAATTCACCGCAGAAGGTGATTACAAGGGTAAGGTTTCCACAATCCGAGAGAACTACTTCCCAGTGAATGCTGTGAAGAAGTCCGACGCGAATGCCAAGATGTTGACCGAAGCATCGGAAGTTGCCGATGACAAGCCAATGTCCACGAACCCAGAAGTGGCATCCGTTGCAGCAGCCATCGCCAAGAGTTTGAAGTAATCACCAATACCAGAAACCAAGGAGAAACACACATGTTTCAATCAGAGAAGTTAGAAACCAAGTGGGCATCAGTCCTCGACCACGAGGCACTCCCAAAGATCACCGATAAGCACCGCCGAGCGGTCACCGCAATCGTCTTGGAAAACCAAGCCATTGCTCTCAAGGGTGATGCTCAGATGTTGTCGGAAACCGCAGTCAACGCCACGGGTGGTGGTTTGACGGGTGCCGCAACAGCAACGGGTCCAATGGCAGGATATGACCCAATCCTCATCTCCCTCGTTCGTCGTTCCCTCCCGAACTTGATTGCGTATGACATCTGCGGCGTCCAGCCAATGACCGGTCCTACGGGATTGATTTTCGCAATGCGTTCCAACTATGCAAACGCCACTGCGCGTTTGGATGAAGCCTTCTATCAGGAAGCAAACTCATCCTTCACCGGCACCGGTGTGGCACAGACCGCATTGTCCTTGACTGCATCCGGTAACACCGCAGCCGTGTTCGCAACTCCAGTTGCACCTGGCGTCGGTATCTCCACAGCAGTTGCGGAAGGTTTGGGCGATGGCACGAACCCAGCATTCAGCGAAATGGGATTCAGCATTGAAAAGGTCACCGTGACTGCAAAGACACGCGCTTTGAAGGCTGAGTACACATTGGAATTGGCACAGGACTTGAAGGCAGTTCACGGACTCGACGCCGAGACGGAACTTTCCAACATCCTCTCCGCCGAAGTCCTCTCAGAAATCAACCGTGAAGTTATCCGCACCATTTACTCCGTCGCCAAGGTTGGTTGCCAAGTTGGTACGACCACCGCAGGGACATTCGACCTCGACACCGATTCAAACGGTCGTTGGATGGTTGAAAAGATCAAGGGACTCGTGTTCCAGATCGAACGCGAAGCGAACACCATCGCCAAGCAAACCCGTCGTGGCAAGGGTAACGTGGTTGTCTGTTCCTCAGACGTGGCATCAGCCTTCGCACTCGCAGGAGTCTTGGACTATGCAGGCGCCTTGAAGGATAACATCAACCTCAACGTGGATGACACAGGCAACACCTTCGCGGGTACCTTGCTTGGTCGCTACAAGGTCTACATTGACCCATACTTCCCAGCCGCACAGACTCAGGAATTCGCGGTCGTCGGGTACAAGGGTTCCAACGCATTTGATGCAGGAATCTTCTACTGCCCATACGTTCCGCTCCAGATGGTTCGCGCCATCGACACAGCAACCTTCCAGCCAAAGATCGGGTTCAAGACCCGTTATGGCATCGTTGCGAACCCATTCGCAGAAGGTGCAGTGCAGGGTTCCGGTGCCTTGACCGTCCGCGCAAACATGTACTACCGCGCACTCAAGATTGCCAACATTGCGTAATCTGAGCCGATAGAGTGTTTCAAAGTGAGGGGAATCTCGAAAGAGGTTCCCCTTTTCTTTTATCTTGACAACCCCTCATAAATAGTGTATAGTATACACTCACCTTCTAAGGAGAACTATGCTACCCTGGGTATTGCTTATGGTTTTGCTCACCCCCGTTCAGGGGTTGGAACGCCTCACATTCCTCAATTCATTCGCTACACAAGAAGAATGCCAAGTTGAAAGGGACCGTATTGGGTTTGAAATGGCAGAAGCCTATCCCAATGAAAACAACTTTCGGATAGAATGCCGCGAACGACAGGTCAAAAAGACTCAAGTTACCGTTGAGAACGATCTTCGCACAGAATTGGATGATTTAATTAAGGGTTTTGGAAAAAAGCGGTTCCCCGAACAAACCCTTACTATAAGGGTGCTCAGTGTCAAGACTTTGCAGGACGAAATCGGTAGTCTACCGATCACTGCGGTTCAGGTCAGTGTCTATCATAAGGATGGTGGACAATCCTACATCATTTTCATCAAGGACAAAGAAGTGGTATCATGGATTGATGCAGGTATTGCTGAACCAGAAGAAGATGACGAAGAAGTAGATGAATTTCCAGGAAAGGAATTTGCATGAAGGTCGTGAATCTCTTTGCGGGCCCGGGTGCCGGGAAATCAACCACCGCGGCGGGTCTCTTT